CCTCAATACTGTACACATTTGCGTACCAGTTTGTGTTGTTCGCAGTTTGAGGTTGATAATTTAATACAAATGATTCATCTAAAAACAGAACAGAGAAGTAGTTCGGCCAAACACCAGCAAGATCAGAGCCGAAATTAGGAAAGTTTTGATTCACGGCAAGGTTGTTTGAATACACCGTGCTCCAAGTATTTCCTTTTTTGTCGATATGAAACCACATTTCAGCAACAACAGTTTGTTGATCAGAGGCTGATGAATCTTGCATGTGAGCCAATACTCGAACAGTACGAGGCTTGAATTCTGTGACAATCTCCTCAAAGTTTTCTTGAGTCACAGCCGTTCCATCGATGGCATAGTTTGTTTTTCCGTAAAACTGAGATGAGCTGATATTTGAATCATGTTGATAATGCATTCGTGGGGGCTTTGTAACAAGCACCTGAGTTTCAGAGATAGCTCGACCAACGACAAGATGTGAATTTGCACAATTAGTTCGAGCAATATCACCAGTAATTCGATCAGGATCAGAAATGTAATCAACACCCTCAGTTGCAACCATGTAGATTTGTCGTGTAGCTCCAACACCGTTCCAAGAAGAACCATTGAAAAGCGTTCCATTTCCTCCTCCTACATTTGAATATTGTACATTGATGTAATTCGAAGCATCTACAGACTGAGTGGCTGTAGAGAGAACAAGATAGTATTTTCCTTTAGGCAAGTATTTATTCACCGTGATCAAGTGATCACCCATAGATGAGCTAATAGAAGCCGTAGCAATATAAAATTCATGAATAACCTTTCCACCAGTAGGGAGTTGAGAGCCTCCACTAATTGTTGAAGCACCATCTTGAAGTTGAACAATGTATCCGTATACATCTTGACCTGCGTTTGTTTTTGATAACCGAATTGTGAATTGACCAAGCCACCCTGCCCAATATGAATCTGTTCCAATAGGAGCACCTTTCGCAACATACGATCCACTATAACCAAGAGGCTCAGTACCAGTTTGATTACTGTTTACCATGATAGTCTTTGATCCATGTGATCCTGAAATCGCTGGATGATACCACTTCCCTGCTTCAAGATTATTATATCCATTCACAACACCCCCTTGTTGAACAATCACACCTTGAGAGACATTTACTTTTGCGTAATCCGTATCCAAATTCAAAGTATTAGAGCCGTCTGAAGTTCCTTTTGTTTTAATCAGAACATTGAGTAATTGAGAACCATCGAGGTATTTAGCAACTTCTTCAGCTGTGAGCATCAATGTTTTATTTGTTACTGATTCATCAGTTGAATATGCTACATCAGAAGAGCAAGCAAGAACCCATTGAGAGCCATCATTATCCCAAACATAGGCATCCCATCCATCAGTCAATGTTGTTCCACCTGCTGATGCTTCGATGAGTAATTCAATCAAGTGAATTGTAGATGTAGAAAACCCAGCGATTGAGATATCGAATTCAAGTAATTGATATGCATATTCTGTGTTTGTTCCAGTTGTAGAGCTTTGATCAGTATCATTACTTGATGCGAGAGCACTTGAATTTGCGTTTGAAAAAGCTGACTTCAGCGTTGCTGGAGTTGTATTTGCTGTAGCATGGTTTGTTGGTGAAGCACCTGCATAGTATTCATTGTCATCACCAGCATCGAAACCATCAAGATCTGTATCACCATCACCGCTTGAAGTAATGTGACCAAAGTATTTCGAAACCTCTAATTCCACCTCACCATCAAGCACAAGGATTTTCCCATTTGTGTCATCAAGATATCCGAGTTTTGGTTGAGCAGATACATCAATATTTTCACCTGCTGGCATTGTGATAGAGTTTCCACCACTCAAAGAGGCAATCAATTGTGTTTTTTGATCAGAAGTTAATAAACGAGGATCGCTATTTTCAACAGCAACTGGATTATCTGGATCTGTTGGTTCAGCTGATAATTTCACAGCACCACGACTTGAAGCTGTGGCTGGTTTACGAACAACCATTAAATTAGGGATGTCTGTATCAGATCCGAACTTGTCTACAGATAGATATTGAATCCGAATCGGCTCTCGTGCATCTGTGATGTGAGCTGTTTGGAAAACTGTTTGACCATTTGCAACCGTCACTTGAGCAAGAACAATTGAATTTGCTGGAATCGATGGAGCAACTGGAGAAGCATCTGGAGTACCCTCTACAACCTCCAGAGTACCGATATTTGAAGCTGTAGCGTCTGCATCCGTTGCCGTGTCTACTTTTGCAACAATTAGATCAATACGAGGATTACCAGAGATATTTGCTGGAATCGCAACACTTTCAGCGACATCACATTCAAATCTAACCAAGTAATCAGTTGAGTTTTTGTTGATCTTGATGTAACCGATACCAACATTGACTTTCACAGTATTTGTTGGAATAGCTTCTTCTTCAACTTTCAAATGACTTCCAATTTCTTTCACTTGTAAATCATCGAACCATGCTGTTCCTGTTTCATCGTCTACAGCACAGAAAATGAGTAGATATTTCGCTCCTGTTGATGGAGTTAGATTTGCTGTCACTTGAGCAAATGCATTTGTTCCAGTCACATAGGTTGTACCTGCTTCGGCATCGATTACATTGCCATCCTCATCAATTGTGAGATATCGCAAAGAAGCACCACCACCATTACCAGAAGAGATTGAATCTGTTTTGATATACGCCGATAGCTCATATTGTTCACCAGCCTTGATTGGAAGCATTTTATATTTGTCTGCATTTCCAAAAATAGAACCATTTGCACATGGTCGAGCTTGCACAGACTGAGATCCATCATTGACGGTACAGTTGATTTTCAAAGAATTATTTCCAGATTGAGCAAAATCATTTGCAAAAGCGACTGAAGCTGTAGCACCGTTTAGATCTGCATACCATCCATAGTTGATGCTACCGATCCACCCATCAGCTGAGATTGTTCCTGTTGCGAGCTCAAACCCTCCATTTTCAAGTGATGCAAGCACCTTGTCGATATCAACGACACCCTCACCGAGCTCACCAACGTGATCACGATGAAAAGGCTGGATATCAAAATCATTCCAGTTAGCGTTTGTAGAATTGAGGGCTGATACTCTTGTAGACATATCTATGTAAATTATGTTCGATAAACTCGACGTACCAAATCTTGCTGTATTCTTCGATCCCTTTTGCTTTGAGCAGACTGTTGGAGTGTCGAAATGATTTCTAAATTTTGTTCTTCTTTATTGAGCTTTATTGAAATATCTTCATTACCTCCAGTTCCAACCTCTACAGCAATGCTCACGATTCGACGATCTTCCTCAATTTCATTATAGCTTGTTTTGTATCTCAATGAAACAATATCACCAACAACAATATCTTCAAGATCAATTCCAATAGTCTGTTCCGTGCCGAGAATGTTTGTTCTGGTTTGCTTTTCAAGAATACGAACGTCTGGATTATCGATCTCTTCTTTCAACTGAGCCAAAAGTCCTGTAGTTAAATCATCCAACTGAGTTTGTGATTCCACTTCATCGAATGATTCCACCTTTTCGAGCAATCCATACTTTGCAATAGCTGGTGAATCTTCTTGAATAGAAGTGAGCTCAGTACCATCAGACTTCTTCGCAATACCGATAATTCTTGTATAAATTTCCTTTCCAGTCTCTTGAATTTTACTAAATCGGATGTTGTTTTTCTCTGGTAGATATTCATCATAGACAAACTGAAGCGTCGCTGATTTATCTGTTCCGAGAGCACTATAGAAATTTAATTCATCGGTTTCTACATCGATTTGAAATTCACCCCCCTCAGCCTCAGCAATATCTTCCCATACACTCAACAAAGGCTTTCTATCAGCAATCATATCCACAGCATTGCTGTAATCTGTAGCACCTCGACCAATTCCAGTATCGTCATCGGCATTAGTATCATCAAGAAGATCGAGGGCTTCTGTTCCTCCATTTGCTCCTGAAATGGCTTGATCTGAGCCTGTGAGACGTTTTTCAAAAATATCCAACAATCCAACACAACCAACCTCAAAAGCATCCTCTACCTCATCAACCTGCTCAATATAGCCTGACCAAACAGGTTCAAATTGAGAAGTATTATCAGAATATCGAAAAATCTTCACACGTTTCTGCTTTTGAAACGTCGCTTTTACAGCTTTGCTTGCACTTTTAGGAAGAACAAAAAGGGCTTTACCAGCCTTGTTGATAGTGTTCTCAAAGCGTCTCAACTCAAAATCATTATTGAAAATGACTGAATCAAGCACCCCTACTTTGCTATAAATTTTTAATCGATATTCACTAGCCATAGTTTAGACGTATGCATCTTTCCATTTAATATTGATCACCAAATCGGTTGCTGTTGGAGTGTCATCTCTACACTCAATCAAGTTATCCCCAGCATCCAAGTGAATGAATTTAGAGCTATTGTCGAGTGAACTTGAGATATCCACACCATCTTTTTCAATCGTTCCAAGCTCTGAATCGATCACAACAACCTCAGCACCAGAAATGGTCGTATTCAGTTTACAAGTCACCCCTGTTGTTTGATTGATAATTCGAGGGTTTGTAGATTCTCCTGTGAGAGTAATAATTGTAGGAGTAGAAAAATTACCACCATTGTTCAAAATCTCATCGTAGATAATATCTGGCGAAATCGTAACAGGTAGCAACGTAGGCAAGCGAAAATCCGTACCATCAATCGCCTCTGAAAGATCTTCTGAATTGAGAACAGATCCAAAGAATCGAGGGTCACGAGCTTTCAATGTGACAATAAATTCACGAACATTACTCAATCCAACCTCTTTTGAAAAAGTAATACCATCAACAATCTTGACCGAAGCAACACGAGAAACACCTGCTTCATCTGTAATAGTGAGGTCGTAATAGGAAGCATTTACATTAGCCTGAACACCATCTAAACGAAATATCGCTTTCAAAGCATTCTCCATTGCAACACGACCTGATTCACTATCAGAGACAATTCTACCTGTGAGAGTAATCAGTCTTTTTCCGTAATACGAAATTTGATCAATGATTCCATGCTGACCTTGTTTTTGTTGTTCTGATTCACGAACCTGTGGATGTGACAATCCCTCTGGAATGTCATAGAGCATATAAATATCCCCAGATCCTGTTAGGTTTCCGTTGAATGTTACTCCTCGAAATTGTACAACTTGTTCAGCCATAGTTTAGATGTAATTACTCATGAATCTCATTTTCTTCATATTTGCCCAGAAATCACTTTGATCAGATCCATTGTTTGTGACGCTCAGGTTCACGATTTTTTTATTATCATTAGATATTTGCCCAGCTCCTCCAGTTCGAGATCTCTCCAACTGATTGAATAGACTTGGCATTGAATTCACCATCCATTTAGGAGCTACCCATTCACCTCCATGAACAACACCAGCAACCTGATCAGCTCCAGCTCCTCCAGTATATCCTCCATCACTAAATCCAACCAATCCACCAGCTTTGAAACCTGCACCACCGCCACCAGCACCAGCACGAGCTTTTGCAAGAGCGAGCTTGTTGTAATACCCAATCAATTTATCAATTGAGTTGATAGTTGCTGTTTCTCGAACCTTTGTCTGATTGATGAATTCGGTTGTGAATTCAGTATCTTGTTCTTTCAGCAAGGCATAGAAATTGTCATATTCTTCTTGCCGTTCGATCAGAGATTGTTCGAGAGCCACCTTTTGATTCTCAAGCAGAAGAATATCTTCTTGGAACTTCTCTTCTCGTAGTAGTTTTTCGGCTTCATATCGCTCTCTGAGAGCTTCCAGAGGGTTGAGTGATGCTTTCCGCTCAGCCTCCTCTAATTGTTCCGCTGTGACGATTCCTTGCTCTTTATTCGTATTCAAAACTTCTTCCTGTTTAGCTAATTCAGCACGAAGATCAAGAATTGATTCATTCAAGATTTTTTGTTGTTTTAGTTTTTCCTCAGATTCTAATTCTGAATCGTTTCCAATATCACTAACTTGGCTCAGTAATTCAGCGATTTCTTTTTCAATTTCAGCTTTTTGTTGAGTAGCCTCTAAAACAATCTGAGTAGCTTCATCTGAGAAAGCCTCTTGAGCCAATTCATTTGCTTCTTTGAACCCTTGCTTCAGGTCGTTGATCGCTTTGTTTGTTTTGATGATATCAGCCTGTAGCCGATCTTGTTCTTTTTTATTGGCATCAGCAAATTCTCGAATAGCTTCTTCTGCTTCAGCAAGAGATTCATCAATTTCTTGCTCCATCTCTTTCATGGCATCCTCAGATTTCTTTCCTGCTTTATCGATCTCATCAGCCATTCCATCCACCCCACGTTCGATTTTATCGAAAATAGGTTGGTTTTTGTCTGATACTGGTTGAAAGTCGACTAAATCAATAGCACGATTAGCCGATTCTCCAAGGCTAATCATAATATCATCGAACTGAGCATCCCACCCTTTTGCCTTGTAATTCATCTCAGCGAATGATTCAGCTGTTGATGTAAATGTTTCGTAAACAGAAGTCTTCAGCGTATCAAGAGCACCGTCAAAATCACCCCTGAATGCTTGTGAGAGGGCTTTGATCGTACTCTTGATGTTTTTCCCCATGTTGAGGAATGACCGCCCAATATCCTTTGCAACGGAAAAGGCGATTTTTGCTGAACTAACCATTGTATCACCAAAGGAAACGATCACATTGATTATCAAGTTGAACAACTTCCCTAATGTAACAACGAAATTTGATACACGATAAATAGTCTTTGCCCATGCGTTTTGTTGAGCCTGATTAGCTGATAATGCACTTGATAAACCAAAAATATCATCGAGTAATACCTCGACGGTTGGAATGAATGAATTACCAATTGCAATACGAGCATTTTCGGCTGTAGCAGAGATCTGCTGGAATCGTTCGGCTGTTGTGAGTTGTTGCTTTCCTGTCGCTTCTAATTCAGCACGACCAGACTTCAAAACGGCTTCGAGCAATGCTGTTTTCTTTTCTTGTTCAGTTAGGGCATTAGTAGTTTTCCCCAGCTTTTCAGCAAGCTGTTCTTGAGCCTCACCTTGTTTGATCGTAATACCCAAGTTATCCAGAATCAATGGAGATCCACGCCCAATACCTGTGACGATATCGTTGAAAGCTGTTGTGGTTGATAATCCGAATGCTTTACCTTTCAATCGAGCAATTTCCAGCAAAGAAGAGATCTCTCCAATATCTCGACCAGCACCAAGAGACAAAGCACGATTGGATGCTGTAATTAAATCATTATTTGAAACTGTACCAACAGAAACTTCTCGTAATTTAGAAAGGAGAGCGTCACCATTGATCCCTGCTTGTTGTGTTAGACGATTATACGAATCATTCAACTGATTGAATGCCACAGCTGAATTGATGGATTCTTTTGTAAAATCAAGAGCTTTCTTTGCTCCAGCCAAACCAACAAAACCACCCACGAGATTTTTGAGCGTATTTTGTAATTTATTCCCCTCAACAACATTCTTTTTGAACACATTAGAGAGGTTCTGGCTCATCTTTGTGCTAGATTTTTGAATGTTTTTGTCGAGCTTGTTGAGAGATCCCTCGAATTTGGAGAATGCTTTTTTCGAGTTATTATCAACTACTTCGAGAAAGTATTGTAATTTTCCTAGCTCCATATTATTTCATTTTTTGGCGTAAAGCGTCTTTTACCTTGTTCATGTCACTTGTTCCTCGATTTCCATATTGGATTTCATCGGTTCGATCAAGCAATTTATTCTTCTTTGCTCCATCTTCGTTGTTCCATCGCATTAGGTATGCCATGTAGTCGAGATACATTGTGAACTCAATCCAAGGCATCTTTTTTATCTCTGATGGGGGGCATCCAATGAAAGATGCAAGCTGTAGAACAGCAAGTCCTACTCTGAAATATCCTGATCCTTTTTCTCCTTTGCTTCTCCATGCCCCTGCTCTAAAAAACCCTGCTCTGTTTCAGCCGTATTCTGAGCCCATGAAACCAGAACCCCAAGAGTATCCATTGAGAGCGACATCAAAACTTTTTTATCAAAATCTTCATTATCCTGAGAAAGAATGATGTACACGAGTTGAACGTATTCATCGATACGTTGCGTTTGTGATTTCATCTTCTTTTTCTTTTTCCCAGTTTTGTCTTTTTCGTAATAATACGTTTTAGACATAGCCTTTCTAGCCTCCTCAAGCCGTACCATTGTTTGCAAGGAAATTCTCCCTACTTTATAGGTTTTTCCACCAACTTTCACTTCTCTTTTCACCTCCTCGTATGCATCTAAATCGAGAAAGGTCATTGCGTTTTGTTCGTTTGTCATAGATATAGATTTATAGGGGGGGTAGCCATTACTACCCCCAAGAAATTGCTTTTATACAGTAGACTGTTCGTCTGTAATTGAAGAAACTAATCCCTCAAGTTCAACCTCTACTGTCATCACATCATCCGCATCATCAGCCAAGAAAGGCATAGAAATTGGAGTGATGTTTGTTACCGACGTTAGATCGATAATGAATTGATCACCATTTTCATCCGTGTTAGTAATCCGAGCCACTTTCAAAGTCTTTGAACCAAAGTCATTGAATGTGAGCTTTTTACTAGCATTAGGAGTGTAATCGTAATCAATCGTCATGTTCTGTGATGGAGTTGTAACAGTAGCACTATCAATGATAGTTACGACTGTTCTACCCAGAGCATCTTGTCCGACAAAATAATCTGTACCCTCTACAAGAGCACCATCGGTTGCACCAGTCACAGAATTGATGGTCAATAATGATCCATCTCCGTTTTGGTTTGCAACCACGATTGGATTGTCATATCCCCATGCACCAGAAGCGACTACTTGAGTAGCACCTGAAACAAGAGAACCTGCAACCGTAGTCTGAACAACAAGTCCTGCATCAATAATGGAAAAGGTAGTCATATCTACCTCAGCCAAAAGACAAGTGAAACTCGCTTTTTGACCGTCCTTGAACCTCTTGATTGAAGCTGTATTATCGAAATTGATTTCGATGTTTTCAACTTTTGAATTGAAAACCATGTCTCTGATAGCCCCTAAATTTGTTAGAGCAGAGAATGAATCACCAACCTCAAGAAGTGTTGATCCGAACTTGATAGCTTCAGACTTTTGAATAGTTGTCTGTGGCATAACAAGTGATTATGTCAATTATTAGGCGTGTAAACCTCGTGGATTGCTCCACACTAATGACTAAATCCATTATACATTGTCACCCAGATATTTGAATCGAAAACTGAGTGGGATGTGATAGTAATCTGTTTCTGGATCTTTGATCGAAGTCATTCCCTCTTGGTGAGCATTCATTACATCCTGCTGACTTCCGAGGTTTCCTTTGAATCGTTCCAGTACCCTGATTATATCATCTTTTAGAGCAATTGCGTTAGTGTACCGATCTGCAATTACTGTGATCTGATACAACGGTAAACGAAGATCAACATCTTGGCGATTTATTTCGCTGATCAGTTGGTACACAATAAAATATCGAGATCCCTCAGTCGCTGAAGTTAAAGCCCCATCAGGAATCTCCAGAGGATAAATATGAAAATCACTCCCATCAGCTACCTTTGTAGCGATCTGAGCATCGTCCTTTAATGCATTATAAATGGCTGAATCGATCATACGTTTTTTGTTCGGCGTTTAATGAGTTCAGGAATCTTCGGAACTGTTTCATCTGCTCCCTTTCTAAACATGGCTCTTGGTTGCATTTTTGATGTACCAAATTCGACGAATTTCGCATACTCCACGTCGCTTTGCACCGATGTTGAGTATACACGCCCATTCTTGATCTGAACCTCACCAGAGGGCTCTATAGACGATCTGAGCCGACCAGTTAGAACAGGGGTATTTTTACCAACATTTGTTGCAAATAACTCTCCAACATCCAACATCCCTTGAATGACGGCACGTTGCATTTTCGTGAAAACTTCATCGTCGAGGAATGTTTTTTTTACTGGCATATCGTTCTAGTTATCAAAAGTTTTACATTTCAGCTCCCAATGATGTTCCGAGCTATCTTTCTGAGCTTTAATGACTTCATAATTTACAGATCCAACAACAATACGATCATTATCAAGTATCGCATATTCATTTTCTGCAAAAATCGTATATGGAGCGAGAACATAATCAGCTCCCAGATTTTGCTTTTCTGAATACGATTTCGGTTGAACACGAACTGGCATCGAAGCATAAACTACAGCCCATGACTTCACTTTCTCACCTAAACTGTTTTGCGTTAGCGTATGCCTTTGCACCACAGCTGTTTGTTTGAGTAATGCTGAAAAACCCATAAAAATTATTGTTTACGCTGAAATCGCTTCCGAGAATTGAGGAATGATTCTGGTCTATCTACACGATTAGAACCAACGGTCATTTGACCTGTATTTTTTGTGAACCCTCGTAACAATGCAACTGATCTATTTCCAAGCATATTGCGAGCCATCATCACAGCATCAGAAGCAGTTGATTTACTTGTTTTCTTGTATGAATAATCACCGAGCTTCTCAGATTCAATCGTTTCTTCACCGAGATCAGCTTCACTTGGATCACCCATCAAGAACAAGTTTTCCACACCATACAAGCAAGCCTGAGTGATCTGAGAGGGAATTGGTGGATATCCTGTAGAGTTTGATTCACTATATTCAACATCATCAGCCATTCGAGGGAATATGTGAATTTGACCTTTTTGGTTCGTGCTCCCAGCAACGACATAATATCGTTCCCATCCAACACAAAGAGCATCAATATATTTCTCTGTTTCTCTGATCAACTTTTCAACAACATCATCGGTTGCTGAAACAAGAGCTGATACACGGCTGAGAGCTTTGATTTGCCTCACAGTAGCGTATCGAGTGGCGTTTAATACATTTGGCTCATTTCGAGTGTAATAGCTCACTAGGATCGAATCTGTGGCTTCTGGAGCGAAATCGAAAACAAGAGTGTCATCATCTGATCCTCCTGATTTTTCTTTGAATTCGTAAAAAAGTTTTCCGTTGTAGGTAATTAAAATAGAACCAGCCTTGAAATTGTTTGCAAGAGCAAATTCTGTTAAAGCCCCATCTCCTGTAATTGTTTCATTTTGTATATACATAGTGATTATATTTTACCACGATTGAGAGCGTCATGCCTATAAAAGCAAACAAGGATCAGATCTCAATGATCGATCCTCGTCTATATGTTGCTTTGAGATCCTTTTTTAGTGCGTAACAAGTAGTCCATAGCTAGTTGATGCACCCTCACCAAGAACCTTGACCGTAGATGTTTGAACATCGAATCGCATCGCTTGACCAGCTTCAAGTCGAAAGTAGTCTGTACCACCATCAAACGAGAAATCCAAGTATTGGGATGCATGTTTATTACAAACATATACAGCTGTTGATGTAATGATTTCACTTGAATCATCTACCAGCGAAACATCTGCTGGAGATACACCAGCATCACCAACAAAATGGAGAGGAGCTCCACCTGCTGAAGCAACACGCTTTGGCTTGTTTTTTTCAGCGTCATTCATAGTGTTTATACATCAGATCGACTTTTTCCAGCCGATTCTTTTTTAGCATCTTCTTTAGCCTTTTTTTCAGCTTCTTTCTTGGCTTTCTTTTCGGCTTTCTTGGCTTCTTTTTCAGCATCAGCATCAGCATCAACATCTTCTTCATCAGATTTATCTTCATCAGAACCATTTTTAGGCTCATCATCAGATTTATCTTCTGATTTGTCATTGTTACGCTTTTTCCCAGCTTTTTGCTCTGCTTCAGTACCCTCTTCATCACCAGTATATTCTTCAATATCTTTTGGATATTTCTCTGATAACTCAGCAAGCTCTCCAGCAAGAGTTGGTTTCTTCTTTTCATCAACTGTAACCACGCCTTTTTGAAGAACAACCCCAGATCTTGGGGCACTCAAAGCAGTACAGTTTACTTTATATTTGATCATAATATCAATAAATTTAACAAGCAAAGGGGGGCACAAAGCCCCCCAATACTAAATTGATTATGTGTTGTAGAGACGAGCAAAATCAGTTTCTGTATCTTTGAATTTCAAAGTGAATTGACCTTGCAATGTTTCTTTGATTGTACGACTGTTCGCTGGTTCTTCAGCAAATCGCATCGCATCATCTGGAAACCACATCTTCCCCATCTTGTTTGTGTTCAAGATGTACATTTCACCGAATGCATCTCGAAGAAGAGGATCTGATACAACCGCCAATCGTCCAACTCCTTCACCCTCGTAGAAATCTACAAGGTTTCCAGCAACCTTTTCTTCTCGAGCATATCGAGTGTTGGTTGTGTTGAATCCGTTGATCACATTCTTTTGTTCAGGAGAACAAAGGATCAAGTTTGGCGTACCACCACGTTTTGCGATTTCGAGCAATGTTGTTTTTAACAATGGCTCTGTAAATGTACCAGAACAGTTTGTGTTGATAGCGTCTGAGTTCCCAGAAAGGAATTCACGGATACCAGCACATGTTCGAGGAGCAGAAGCTGAACCAGCATCAGCAACTCCAAACAAAGCTGTCATGTTCATTTTTCGCAAAGCACGAGAAAGGGCACGAACACGCATCTCATTGAGCTTGCTTTGCACGTCCTCGTATGACTGATTTTTACCAGTCTTTGTTACTTCAACAACTTCTTCAATCAATTGGAAGTAGTTTTGTCGAAGTACGTTATCTTCAATGATTGAAGATCCGTCAACAGTACCCTCTACATTCGCATTACCGATAATGTAAATAGGGTCTGAAGCTGAGTGAGTTGCTGGAGATGTAGAACCATGCCCACGAGCAAGCACACTAATTGTGGCAGAACCACCAGTACGAACCACAGCTGATACAATCAGTTGTTCTGTTCCCACTTCGATGATATCACCAATGTTTACCACAGAGGCAAGAGCATCATCGATTGGCAATCCTGTTAGATCTGAGTTGTTCCACCCAGTTGCACGAACAGCCCCCTCTAATGAGTTAGGTTGAGCGTCGTACCATTTGACTTTCGTACTCATTTCACCCTCAGATTTCGCTTCAATTTCAGGAATTAAATCCCAAGTTGTAGTGATTCGAGGTTCAACAAGCATCGCCAAGTCAATCACTTTTTCGTCAAGAAAACTTGAATCGTATGTTGCAAATTTTCCTACAGTTGTAGTTGGCATAACTTTTGACTATTAACAAAGTAAATTATTTGTCAGCAAGAAGTTTATCTCGCTTGATAGTCAAAGATGATACTTCTGATTGTTCCATTGGCGAGAGGTATCCATCCTCAGTACGCTTCTTTCTGAGTTCCGCAATACGGTTTTTAATCGTATCGAGTTCATCATTTTCAGGAGCGTTTTCGTTCTTCGGTTGTTTGCCACCGCCTGATGGTTTACCTGCTTTTCCGACCAGTAATTCTTTATTTGCATTGATATACGCAAGTTTTTGGCTAGGCGTATATGAAGCTGGAATCAAAGATCGTTTTTCTTCAGGTACTTCTTCCATTACACTTTCGAGATGACTCTCAATAGTTGCATTGGCTTCATCGACGAGTTCGGCTTTCTTCTGAAGATCGGCGATTTCTTCATTCTTTTTAGAAATGATTTCATCGTATTTCCCATCCTCTTGAAGTTTAGCGTCTTCAGCTTCTTTCTCTTTACGTTTGTACTCAGCAAGCTCTTCTTCGGCTTTTTTAGCACGAGCAGTTTGCTCATTCAAACGAGAAAGTGGAACTTTTTCATCGTCTTTACCATCATCAGATTTCTTCCCATCATCGGACTTTTTACCGTCCTCTGATTTCTTTCCATCCTCAGTCTTTTTTTCAGCACCATCTTTGTCTGGTTGTTTTTCCTGTTTTCCATCAGGAGAATCTTTTTTGGGGTCTGATTCGTGACCATCACCATTTTTTGGCATATCCCATTTTTTACGAGTAAATGTAACTCCCTATTTTTTTACAAGGTTTGTTCCTTGTCATTAGGTTTACACATTATTATTATAACATGTTTTTTTTGCAACACAACTATATTTCGGTCAAGTCTGGTCTCAAGAACAATTTGTGACGGCAATTTGGATGAATTGGCATCGATGGTGGAACAGGAAACTTCTTTCCAGTTGTATCAAAAAATCTCTGAGATTCAGCATTTGCACATGCACTATCCTCAGCACCATGAACAGACATCTCATAGATCGTATGACCAAGCTCTGAACCACGAGCAAGTGTAGCCTCATTTGCTGTACGAATTACATGTGTTCTCGTCAACATCTCTGAATATGATTTCAAGCTGATTCTTCGACCATTCTTTGTTAAAAATGAATTTAATCCTTGATTTTGAAACTCAGCAAGCAGATCCTTTTGAATATTTCTAATACTTTTACCGTCCAGAATCCCCTCAGCTAATTTCAATCGAATCTGTTCTGATGCCGTCTTTGAAAGCAATTGCCCAGCTGTTTTTCGTACCCCCTCAAGCCCTGAACCGAAATCTGCTGAAGCATCAGATAATAATGAATTTACAATGGTCACATGGGTTTCTGAAACATCCTTTCGAGCAAGTAATTCACCAGCAAGATCCTTGACCGCCTTTGAATCAGTAGATAATCGCTTTGAGATGATCTCATCAGCCGATTCTCGCAATTCTTTGAATGAAACACTATTTGGATCGATCTTCTTCACCAATTCGTCACCAGCACCAGCTTGCCATGCATTCAATTTACGCTTCAGATCGTCTATACGGTTCTCTGAGAAAGTATCTGATAGTTTTGCCGTTAGATTGTCTCCATCGCCCTTGAATAGCATCTCACGAGGAAATTCGGAATACTGAGCATTGAGCTCTGTAGATGAAAGGATCTCATGCTGAATATCTCGCATCAATGCTTCACGAGTTTCATCTGAAATGATATCAGTTCCCTTTGCCACCGCTTTGTTTGCATCAACGAATCCTTTCTTGTAGCTCTTGGGGATAACTATCAGAAGCTCATCATTTATCCGATTATTTGCATCATCCAAAATAAAGCCAATTTGTCTCATGGCTTGATTTTTTCTTCTTGGATTGAGTTTTTCAGAAAGAGTGACCGATAAAACAGCCGTGACTTTTTTATCAGTATCTTCGATCACAGTATTGATCCTCGCAACGGCTTCATCGGCGAGTATGTTTACTATTTCATCTCTTGGCATATTTTTAGATCAGTCGAATGGCAAGTCGTATAGCAAAAACACAAGAGAAAATGAAAACAGCTACAGCCACATCGAATATAAAAAACAGAGGAATCCACCTTTTTAGAGTGGTTTTTGTGACCTCTGGAGCTTTTTGTTTCAGGGCACTAAAAGATCCTTTTGGTTTAGATACCTGCTTGAATGTGTTTTGAGTTTCTCTTTTCAACATAAACTATAGAACCTCATCCAAATTATTCACTCTAGGAACATTTGAGAATTGAGGAAGTGTTAATGCACTATCTTTCTCGATATCGTCTAATTCTGTTTCAAGATCCTCATCGTGGATGTTTTGTAATTCTTTTACAGCTTTCTTTCGAGATTTAATTCCACCAGCAACCTGAGAGACAAGGTTTGTTGTAACCAAGTTCGGATCAGTAGGGAGCACTTTATCCCAAACGATCTTGATTTTACTGATCTTTTCTTTATCAATACCCTTGATCAACAGGGCAATCTTCATCAATTGTTTCAACTCCTTTTCCATGTAGATCCGCTTTCGATTCACCTTTCGAACAGTATTGAATAGACGAGTACGCATTGTTTCAACTTTTTCAACACCACCCTTTGTTTCAAGCCCAAGAGCTTCAGGGGGCATCTTTGTGATAGCTGAAACCATCATCAAAAGTTTGTCGAGTTGTTTGAATCCATTCTCGATTTGTGGGTTTTCATTTGTAATGTATTTAGGCTCTGATTCACCCTCACCAACCTCAAAGAGATCGGCTTCATGTGCTCTCAATTCACCTTTATCATCAAGCGTTCCACGAGGCACAGCCATTCGAGCGTTCATGTGTTTAATCAACTGAACTGAAATTTGAGTGGCACGATCATTGATTTCTTGTAGAAGCCCCTCGATATCTTTGTAATCTGATTTACCATATACCTGTGATGGTTTTGAAATATTATTACATTGAACAACTGGCAATAGATCCAGATTGAGTGATACAGGATCAGAGCTCAAAGATTGATCATAGAGCTTGATAGAAACCTGTTTCAGCACTTCATTTTGTTCTTTGTTCAACTCCCAAAGCTCATGTTTTACGGTAGCATCACCGTTTTTGAGCTCATAGATTTGTTTATATAAATACGGCTTTTCTTTGCCATTTGGGTTTTGTAACGAGAGATATGAGACAAGCGTCACCTCATTTCGTTTTGGAGAGATCGAACCTGTAAATTTAGGGAAATACTGATCGACTGGAACTTGCTCAATCAAAACAGTTTCATCATCATCTTCAATCGCTCTTCCTGTCGTGAAACCGAAAACCGACTGTGAAATAGCCATTTCATAGACTGTGACGTTCAAGTTGTTTTCATCAACAATCTCTTCAATTGCCTCTTGAGTTTCTTCATCTTCAACCTGATATTTAACCCCCTCACCAACAACAAGATCAGCAAAATACTCTGAAATCAATGCTGGTAGATTCAAAGCGATATAGAGCTTCTTTTCTTGTGATGAACCATCGACAAAATAGTCTTTGATTCCAAAAATTTTATAGTGCTCTCCATCGTAAAGATCTTCCCATCTTTTCAACTGAATCAATCTCAGTCTTTCTTTGGGCTCTGGAAATTGTTTTTTAGTGTCTGGCATAGATAATAGATTTGAATGTTTTTATTATAGCACGCCTTTGTTTTTGAATACACGAGTTTTCTTTGTAGAGATCAACTCTTGAATCGAATCAATCACAGTATCAACAAGATCGTCATGATTTGCAATACCGAAATCAATAATCTGATCGATGATCTTTTGCTGGTTTCTTCTGAAGTGTACACGCTCTTGTTCAAAAATGTGAGAGATCGATACAAGCCGAGAGCGTTTATCTGCTTTCCGCTTCATCGAGTAAACAATCATTTGATAATCATCTCGTAAATCCTGAACGAGCCACTCTTGAGCCTGTACAGATTCCACAATACACCCCTCTGGTTGATAGTATTGGTACATTCGATAGATCCGCTCCTTGAGTTGCTGAAATGAGAGCTTTTCATTGAAAAAATCCAAACAAAACAATTTATTCGTTTTCTTTTCGAGAGCCCATACTGAACATGCTGAGAAATCGGCTTTATCTTTCAAAGAGATCGCTGGATCTACAGCCATTACTACCCTATAGCGATGGCGATCAAGGAAATTGATATCTTCATCATACCATTTCAAATGATCAGGGAATATGATCTGATCCTCATCAGAGAGAGGTCTGAGAAGATATTCTTGGTTGAAAATGTGAGAACCTTTATCACGTCGAACCTCGTCAATCGATATCACCTGCATATCCAAAGGCAATGTTTTATTTAGCTCAATAGCTTCGGCTTCTGTATTCACGAACCGAGAACCCCATGCAATAACACCATCATCATTGACCAAAGACACTTTGTGCATCTTCCAAACATCGCTCTTTGCTTCTAATCGAGCCATCAAACAATCACGATGAAGCATATTTCCAGAGATCACAGCTTTTCCTCGAACCTGATTCAAGGCTGGTAATACCTCAGAATGCAACCAGAGATCTGCTTTATCTCGCATTTCCTTGGTTGTCACGGACTTCGAACCCTCAAGGTCATCTCCAATGAACAGATCAGGTCTATGGCGATTGTGAGTATAACCACGAACCTTTTGCCCTACACCACGAGCCATACACCTCACATCATTTGCTGTGATGAAATCTTTTACAGACTTCTTCTTGCTTGATGAATATCCACCTGTTTTTTCAAAATAAAGAACACCAAAATCATTGGTGATCAATTCATTATCCTGCAATTGTCTCACCAGATTCGCCATGATAGACGTTGAGGCGTTCTGGTCATCAGATCCAAAAAGAATGAAGTTTCGCTTGTTGTAGCAGATGCACCAGAGTGCATACGCCAAAGAAACAAAAAAGGTTTTGGCTGATTCACGAAACATCAAACAAGCGACACGCTTTTGTGCATCATCGTAGAGATCAGCTTCTAAATCAGTATGAAATGGGGCAAACGGATATCGAACAAAATCTGATAGATAGATGATGATGAAATTCAATAAACTTTGCCGTCCTGCTTCAACACGATACTCCCTATTTGAAAGTATCACCTCCCAAGTCATCTCACCCTTTTTTATGTTTGGAGTTGTCTTTCTTTGCATCGTAAATTGGGATTACTAATGTCATTACACGCTCAATTTCTCGACGCTCTTTAGCAGAAAGGGCATTTGGATCAGGTCGAACCGTTTTGTCGTTAAAACCAAGCGCCATGCTACTTTTATTTGCAAATAATTTATTCGTGAGATTCTTGATTGCAACCATATTACCCTGCAAACACTTGTACGCAAAGATATGTTTCGCTCCATGCTTCTTTTGCTTGATGAGCTTCTGAAGATCTTTGTATTTAATCTTTCCCTCCCAAATATCCATCAAAAACTCAGCCTCATCATGTTCTTTGAGAGCCGACTTTCGTCCTTTGCCGTTTCCATTTTTATTTCCCTGTACAGACATATTATAAATGCTAATTATCCAGTCGTGTTTTTCATCTTTATATTTATTATAACACAACTAATCCTCAATAGCTCTCAACTCTCCACTCTTGAGAATATACAACTCTACTGAACAATTGGGGCATTCTCCTTTCTGTGGTTCAGCATCTTCTTCTTCCGAAAGAGGATCAGGCTCTTCGAGAAGTTTTTCGAGAGTAAATCCAGTCAAATCGATGAGATCATCGTCTAATCCAGATAATTCATCGTGAACAAGATCCATATCCCACTCAGATTCGTTCAATTTGTTGTCTGCAAGCCTGTAGGCGATGATTTCGCCGTCCGAGAGGTCATCTGCTACTACACAAGGCACTTGCTTCAATTTGAGGCGTTTACAGGCTTCTAAACGAGCATGACCAACAACAAGGTTCATTTCTTTATCAACAACAAGAGGCTGGCGAATACCAAACCTCTTGATGCTCTCTTTTACTTTTGCAATCTGTGATTTCGTATGCTTCTTTGCATTCTTTGTGTACGGCTCGATTTCACCGACTTTAATCATTTGAATTTTCATATTTTCTAATCAAAAAAAAAGTATCCAGATCTCCATGAAGAGGGTCTGTTGCAATCAGAATACCAATAAAGCGAATATTCTGCATACGAATTTGTGACCATAAATCCTATCTCTCTACCCCACTCAGCGAAATTCTTTCCATCGATGAACTTTGAAAGCCGTCCAAAACGAAAAGGGATGCTGATATACAACAACCCAAACAACCAACCAATGGAAAAAACAATTTCCTGCTCATTCGTATCAAGATCAACCATAAAGCCGAATGCTTTCCTTTTGGCGAACTCAAATATAATCCCATTGATATAGAAACGATCTTCACCTACCCTCCAAAAAACTATTCTTTTTTTCATAAATTCTTTTGATTAGCTTTCAGTTGTTTGTCGTACGCTTTTTGAGCTTCTTCTATGCAATTTTTACAAACAGAGTAGGCATCTTCATGAGGATATTCTCCTGTTCCTCCTGAACCAGCACCAGCACAAGCCTCATGGTGAAGATCATCGCATCTCTCACAACAATAGAAATCGTCATCAGAAGCTCCATACTTCTTGCAAACACAACATTTCGGCAACTCATGAACCCCAGCAAGCTCTTCCCAAACAGCATCGCTTGATGCTTCCATCGCTGAAACCAGTAAAGCCTCTATCTCACTTGATACATCAACAAATTTCAAGTGATTTTTATCTGAAACTATAAATAACCTCCCCATTTTCTGAAGCTCATTTACCTTTTCAGCCATTCCTGTAGTGAGTGATTGCTTGTTTTTGTCGCTCATAAAATTTTGTTAATTCCTCCAATGTTAGAAAATGATGCATCTGCTTTTTGCCATCCAGTACAAATTCGAGAGTATAGATCTCTTGATCCTCTGGTAAAGCTGTTTCGCAAACCACTTCGATTTTATTCTTGCTCATACGCTTTTTGGAACTGGAGTGGTTAATGATTCAAACGGCACTTCGTAATTACAATCTGCATTTGTGCAATAAATACTTCGCCGACCACTTGAAGTCATGCTTGCTCCTGCAACTCTTTGCTCCCCACAATCAGGGCAAATTGGATATTTTTCTCTTGGTAAATTACTCATAATTACTTCATTCTAACAATTAGATTTTTTTCAGCGAGGTTGAATGAATGGATATCATCGAATGCGATATCTACCTTTCCATCAACTGATTCGTCGTAATCTTGTTTTGTATAGCAACGGTAAACGTACTTCTCCAACCCATAGCGTCGAACAATCTTTTCTGCATATTCTTTTCCTCCTCCTGACCAAACAATGACCTTGGTATTTTTCATGCTCTTCGAGAAAATCTGCAATAACATGATGATCTCAAGATTCACCGTGCTTTCAGGTCGTTGATGAATTGGGGTATCTGGTGGAATCCCCTCGTTGTTGAGGATTGTTCCATCGATATCAAATGCGATAATTATCTCTTTCATAAAAATTTACATTTAGGGCAAAGAAGATCCAGAGGAATCCCAGATACACTTTTCTTCAGACTTGCAAACCAACCTTTTTCTGCAAGCTCGACCATTGGTGGGGCTTCTACTCCACACTCATCGCAACGTATTTCTTTTGCCATATTTTAACCCTTTACTTCTAAAAACCACGCCTGAAACGAACCAAGAATATGTTTGTCCGCTTCTTCCTTGCCGTCATCATCATAGCTCAAATGAGATACTCCAACGGCTTTCATTTGATAAAGATCAAAGTTTTCAATATTTTCTTCAGTCATTCCCTCGTAAAGATCAATGACATTCTGCTTTTCTGGAAACAACCCAATAGGAGCAAGGATATACTGACCATCATCCCTTTCAAAATGATAATCTACTTCGATCTCTCCACACTCCATGCAATTTAATTTGATTGATTCTGGCATAATTGTTCTTTAATTTTTTCAACTTCTTCTGGATTAGCTTCTCTCCACTTGTTCCATGATTCATCTTTCAGTTTCCACTCAAGCCATTCACGAACATCAGGCTTCGGCTTGAACGGTTCTTTATATGCAAAACACTTGGTACATCGAGAAATAGCATTATCTGATCCTCTAGGCTGGCAATAGATCAAATGCTGTGAACAGAAATATAAACCGCACCCATATTCTCCTCCATAGGGCTCGCTTCCGCAAACATACGGCAATCCTCGATCAATCTGTTTTTTACAACGAGAATGATCGCATTCGGCTGGCACACCGTATCCGATATCTCTATTCCAATTGCTATCAAATCCAATGCTCCACCCCATAGCTATTTTTTTTCAATTAAATCAGCAAGCCTTTGTAATGAACGACGTAAAGAAGAAATACTCACAAACTTGTTTATCTCTCCTCCAAGAGTAAAAACACAAACCTCCTTTTTGTCGAATAATTCTGAAATTACTTTCTCGATGTGAGGTTCTGCATCAGTCTGAGTTTCAAGCTCTGGAAAATCTCGCAAATCGAATATTGATCCATCAGGAAATTTCACGCCGTAATTGTGAGATCCAAACATATCATCAACAAAAACAGCTTCTTCCCATTTTTCAGTTATTGGATGCTTCACTCTCTTGGTATATGTAGACATAATTTATAAATTTTTATTACAAACATCACAGAACTTTTTCAGATCCTCAATCACTCTAATTCCTCCAACAATTCCAACACCTGCTGGCAATTCATTGAGGTTTTTTTCTACTGATTTACTCACGCTCTCCAAATGCTCTTTGCAAAGAACAATTTTATCTCTCATCTTTTTCGGGTTCATTTTTGAAAACAAATGATTCAAATCAGAGAGTGTCATTTCTGGCTCAGGAGCTTTGTTTGACAATGTGCTTGTAGTATTCATATTTATTCTGATTCCGTTATTACTTCGTATGTTTTTAGGAAAATATCAACTTTGCAAGGGTAGCATTCTCCATTCACGCCCTTGATGATCACATCTTCTTCTGTGGCTCTCATCACCCCCTCAAGAGTAGTGATTTCAGCATAACATTGTTTGCCTTTTGGTTTTGTGTTATCTCCAACAATTCGAATTGGTCTTTCTTTTGTTGACCATTGCAAAATATCATCCATGTACATCAGCTCACAAGGGAAGTAATCAACGACTACTGGCTTTTTTCGTGCTTTCATAGAAACTTGTAAATGAATGATAAATGAAACGAATACAGGTAGATATCAAAACCTTTATGCCCTGTGATGTAATTATCTCGATCAAAACGAAATGGTTTATCGAACTTTCGATCTACTTTTCGGATTTTGAGATAGAATCTTCTTCGTAATTTATTGAACATATTTATTTTCTTGTTTTTTCAACACCTTTTTGAATTGCCTCCTCTGAGAACCCCTTTGCCTCTTGTCGCTTCACCTCTTCGTTCCATCGACCAATATCACGAAAGCAAAGATCACAGAGCTTCTTGTGCTTCGTTGCCCTGTTCTTCCCTAATTCCCAGACATAACCGAACCAAGAAACAATCACACCGATCCCAAATAACCAGAGGAATCCGTAAAATAAATGTAATAGAAATGTAATAAAATCAGTCATATTATCGTTTGAATTTACCGTTTTTTCCTAGCTTTGGGGCACTCGTTGTTTGTTTGTCGTAAATATAAATCCCATCCATGTGATCGATCTCATGCTGAAACACTTTCGCTTGCATACCTCTCAACTCAGCCGTGACCTTTGGCGAAACCTTGCCATCTTCCATCAACTCGTACCATTCAGCTTTGATCTTTTCAAACCGAGGAACATAAACAGTTCGATCCTCCAGCGAGTGGAATGTATAACACCCCTCATTGTGAGGTTCTGCTTGATTTTCATGAGGCTTCCAAGTGATCTTTGGATTGATAATTGCATCCCCTTTTGTTGTTACGAAAAATCGCAATGGATCTTTTTTCGTAATCTGAGAGTGAGCTAATGCATATCCTGATTGCCATCTTCCAACAGGTCTCCGAAGTTGATCCACCATTTTCATCCCATCTTCAATCACTCTGGCAATATCTTCAGTTGATTCAACCTCTCTACTTTTTACGTCGTGACGAGGTATTAGAATTACCTCTTCTCTTCCTTGTTGTTTTAGTTTTTCCTTTACTGATAACTCCTTTTTGTCGCTTCCTAGTTTTTTTGCTTTCATATTGCTTGTTTAATTTTGTAACCAACTGAGTGAACATATAGTCCTGAGCATAGGCGAGCCCCTCCGTTTCTCCAGCCATGTTTCTTCCCTCAATGAGAATGAAATCGACCAAATGAGATGTTTCATGCACTAAACGGCTGTAATGAGTAATCGAGTTAGCCTCCCAATCCCTGAGCCACAACATTCGAGCACCATCGTATCCGAAACACCCACCAGCTGATTGATCGAATGTAGCTTTTATGCCATCCGAGTGCTCAACATATTCAATCAACCCTTTCTTCACCCCAATTCTTTTCATTACCTTTACAGCTTCAGCATGTGAATATCCAACCATTACGAGAAATTCATCAGGAAAAATATGCAAGCTCTGAATGAACCATGTTTTCATCATAGCTTTGTGATAATGAATTCAGCTGAAATCGGCTTCATTTGCCCATCTTCAGGCTGATTCACAACCTCATAGCTAGTATGTAAATGCCGAATCTGCTTCTTCGACTTCACAAACACCCTTTCTAAAATGGCAAAGAACTCTGGAAGCAAGTGATCAATGCTCGATTTGTTTCGAACCACAAAATGAATTGTGACTTCAACATCTTCATCAACCTGAGATCCTTTGTAATCGCTTCTGAGGCGGTTGTAGTTGTTGAAAGCCCACTTGCTATACATCTGATGCTTTTGAAGAAGAATATCCTCTCCTGAGCGTTTCAGCTTCCAATGATCAGGTCGTGTTTTTGGTATTCCGATCAATTCACCTGTAAAAATCATTTTGTTCATAAAAGAGATTGACTGTTCGGCAAATAATAATCACAAAGATCCTAGCTGAAGCCGAGAAAAATGTGACACTTTATTCACACACTTGTCGGAACAGTCAGTCTCTTGCATGTACTCCGATTAGATGGAATTGATTGTGATTTCTTTTTGCATAAATTTTGTTTAACGGTATCTCTATTATAGCAAATGATTATTATAATTGTAATATCTAGTTATCCAGATTTTTTTTGACACTATGGTTTTTTTGCTTCCCCAAGTATTCAAGATCACCCATTAGGAGAGAGCACCGATGTTGAGCTTTGTTTTTAGCCTTGTAGTAGATAATAGATTCGAAGAAAAACACTAGAGCCATTCCCCACGCTATTGATTCCTTGTAATCATGGTCTAAATAGCTGAAATAGATGCTTCCGATTATAATCCCAGCCATTAGCCATTGAAAAGTGAATCCTGCAAATTTAATGAGTACATCCAAAAATTTCATATACTAGAGCTTCTTTACTGATAAAATGACGTGATTATCTGTGAGCCCCCTCAACTCCATTGACTTCGACAATACATGAGTGACCTCAAATTGGAGCTTTTTACCTACAACCTGAGATGGCATCTCTTTTTCACCTTGCCACAAGATCTCTTCATCAAAGGCAAGAATATCGCCTTTTTGGTAATCCCTGTCGTTGATTCTCAGTTCACACTTCTTGATTCCTGAGACGAGTGCTTCCAGATACTGTCGCTGGATTTTTAGATTGTGAATTCTTTTTTTGCTCATACAGTTGGATCAAAGGCTGTAATCTCTGCACTACCAGCATCAATCTTGTAAAACATCAGGTAATTACAAAGCGGATCAGCAACTTTGAAGAATAGTTTTGAATAACGTCTACCTTTTTCACCTTTGTTTAGTGGTTGCAATCGCATCGTTCGATGCCCCTCTTTTCGATATACAGCAAAATATCTATGGTGATCACTTGGGGATAACTCTTCAGATCTATAGTCATCCTTTCTCCGTTTTTTTCGAGATTCCATTCCCTTGAACATAACCTCGAATCCTTGAATTATTTTCTCGTCGCTTTTTACTTCATGCATATTACTTTTTGCCTATTTAATTATTTAGATAAAAGCTCTTTCCCTCTTGGGCTATCAACTGGAATGATTTGAATCCTCGAACAAGAGGCACATACCATTTCACGAGTAGATAACCTCCAAATGCTGTATAAAATACCTATCCCAAAGAACAACCAAAGCAAAAGCTCAACAGCAAAGCTCCCTTTTGTGAGCTTCTTTGGCATTCCAACGTGACCGCATAGGGTACAAATTACTTCTTTTTTCATATAGTTATTTAATTATAATCGTTTTGTGAGATGCCACAGATTACATCTTGGGCATCGATAGATCCTCAATGGAGCACCTTGCTTTTTCCTCCTGTTCCGAACCGTTTGTGCGAGTTTTTTTGAATAGCAATTTTTGCCATTACATTTTTTTCTATGTTCCATAGAACTCTACACTTTATTTTTTCGTCCATGTGTACTTGACCAGCGTAATTTTGATATCAGGATGCTCTTTTTCAAAGATTGCAATGAACAGTTTCCATTTCAATCGCCAAACAGCTGTCTCGAAACCTTTGCATTCAACATACTCTTTTGTTCCATCGTGATGGTGAATAATGAAGTCGATTTTGTAGGTACAGATCTTTTTATCATGCACTCTCAGCTCAATTGTTTTTTGACGCTCCCAGCTCTTGATATCCTTTGCTTTCAATCGCCAATCCAACTCCATTGCATATTCCGATTCAAACTTGGAATCATACGAAAATCCATTATAGGTTTGCTTCACAGCACCATATTTGTTTTTTCGTTTTGGCTTGAAATAGGTCTTTCTCATGCGATTCGTTGATTATTCCACTTTTTTGTTTCTTCTGGCGACTTTTCTTGAACATACTCAGAGAAACACTCCACAGAACAAATCAGCAATGGGCTTCCATTTTGTTGAGTGAGCCACTTGAACCCACCCTCTTGATTCTCGAAGCACAAGCCTTTAATCATCAAGAGTGAATGTTCTGGAGTTTTTTTGCATTGAGTACAGCAAAGCGGATATTCGATATCTATCATATTTTTATTTCTGTTGATTATTTAATAAATTCACTAATTCTTTCTTGCACTCCTCGCATCGATATTGATTTTTAGCTGGATGCGATTGGCAACCTCTCTTTTTCATTTCAGCTTCTTCCCTTTTGTAAAGCCCAGCAAGATCAGAGCCAATTCGTTTCAATGCACTCTGGATATGGTCAAATGCATACATTATCAAACTTGGTCTACCAAACATGAAAAATTGCCGTGTAGCTTCAACCTCAGTCGTTTCATAATCTATCTGCTTCACATCTTCAATCATCAGCATTATGGTAGCAAATACCTCATTTTGATAAATGATTTCCCCATTAGCCGTTTCAATAGTGACTTTCATTCTATCACCATCAAATGCAATCTCTCTTGGGTTCTTGATCTTGTTGATACTCATGTAATTACTTCAATTTAGGGATTGTAAACTTGATTCGGATCGATGGTTTCGGCGTTGCAACCCCATCTTCTTTTTCTTTTTCCTGAATTGCTTTCACGACGTTCATCAATGCTGTTGTTTCTTCACTATATTTCCACGTTGGCTGATCGTACATTGTGAACATTCCTAGATTGTTGGTGAGTTTTTGACCCTCTACGGTCTCTAATTCTTCCATCAATTTCGGTTTGATTTTCGCTTGCTCATCTTTCAACCCTTTGATCTTCTGATCAAGTTCAGCATATTGCTTGAACACATCTGTTTTTTTTACTTCTTTCGACATATTTCGAAGCCTAATCTGTGAAGCTCATCAACAAGTAAAACGACTAGCGATGTTTTTGGGGTATTCTCAAGAAAATCGTAAATTTCATTATTTGATTCACCTGAACACCCTTTCAAAGCATCCATCATCGCCTCGTACTGTTCATGACCCTCTGCAAATATAGACATAAATTATTCTTTGTTAATACTGATCGCTTTTACTTGAGCCCCTCTTGCTAATTTCTCAATCACCACCTCAGCATTATCTACAACAATACTTTTGACACCAGCTGGATGAAATTGTCCTGTAATGAGCTCATCCATTGTGATCGGCATCGGTAAATCAATTTCTCTTTCTAGGATCATGCCCCATAAACGAGATACTTCGTTTCGGTCTCTGCATACAATATAGCTTCGATTCTCTTGTGCTATCTTCAGCAGTTTTGTTGTTTTTCCTGATGCTCTTGGTGAACAAATTATAATCATACCAATTTGTTTAATGCTTGAGAGAAACGAATCTTCACCTGCTCTTTGAATTGCCCCAATCGATGTGTTTTTTGATCGTAATCAATAAAATTATCTTTGAAACTGTTGTACAAATCCTCAACAACATGAGTGAGAATAATCTCCACTTTTTCTTGGTTTAGAACAACATCATCAAAGCTCTGTAGGGTATGAATAAATTTGCTAACCTCTCTCTGGTCTGGATGACCGATTGTGATATTCCAACCGCAATCGCAATCTTCCTCACCACAATCATTGATCTTTAGAACCTTGAAATCTCCTACTTGAAGATAATCTTCCTTTTTGATAATTTCGGAAATTCTCTCAACGACCTGAGCGTTTTCAACAAACTCGCTTTCTGAATCTTCTTCAGCTTCTTTTTCCTTGATATGTTTCAACATTAGATTTTTTTCATCCTCAAGCAACATCCCTTTTGCCCCATAATGCTTGCAACACTCGATGAATAATTCTGATGCCATCGACCCAGTAAATGTTTCGTATTTTGAAACTCCCAGAATCTTGTTTCGCTCCATGAGCATACAAATAGGGCATTGACCTGATTTTGTTCCCTCACTTGTAATCATTGGCGAATTTAATTCTTCAGGGAAATCTCTCTTGCATTCTTTACAAATCATAAATTTATTTAGTTATTTAGTATTCAACTTCACAAAGTACAAACTCTTCTTTGCACCCAAAATTGTCACAAGTAAAAACGATGTCTTCAAGATCTTCTGCATTACCCAGATTCCAACTATATTGTTGAGCAACCTCTAATGGATAATCAAGATCAGAAAATTGATCGTGTAAAGCAACTGGATCTTTACAATGAGGGCAATCAGCCCACAACTCGACACTCCAATTCGCATACGATGATTTATACTCAGGCTCTTGTAGATTTCGCCTTTTAGCTTCAGCTTGAAGCTCTTCCAGCTTTTTCCTTTTTTTGCTCAATCCAAGATCCAACTCTTTCGACAAATCTGGTTGTGTTTTTTTTGTACGAACATAACTATCAATAGTATTTTTAACAACATCTATTTCTTGCCTGAGTTGAGCATCACGCCATTTTGTAATATCCATACTATTTCTTTTTAGCTTCTGGAGCTTCTTCAGCATCAACAGTTTTCAGGTTCGGATCAGTCCACATTTCTCCTGCATCCAACTTCTTCCGAATCATTACGATTGAAGCCACGATCTGTTTTTTTGTGAGATCTTTTGTACTTTCAACTTTGTACGCTTTTTTGAAAGCATCACGAGGCATTCCAAACTGTTTCAACAGGGCATTCAACTCTCGCATGTTCTTTGCATCATCAGCCCACCTTGGATCATCTTCGTTCACTTTAATCACGTCTGGATTTGGTTGAGGTGGTGGAGTTGATTTAGCGTCTTTATTCGGCATAACTGTTGCCGTTCCTTTAGGATGAATGGTTTCTTTTTCCCATTGCTCGCTTTCGTCGTATGTTCCAGCAAATACTTCTTGAAATGCCATTCGAAGCGTTTGAGCTTCAGCAACTTTTTTGATCATGGTCGCTGGCTTTGAATCCCACAAAGTAGGTTTCATCGGTTGATATTCTTTTTTGTATTTATCGTATCTTTGCTTCACTTTGCCATCTTCATCTTTGTTTCCTTGGTAGTATTCTTTGAATTCGACAAAATTAAAAACCCCTTTGCTGGAGTTCTTTCGTTTTACAAGGCAATATGCACCAATTAAAGCCCCACGCTCTTTCAGGTCGTATGAATGAGAAACCTCTGCATTGGCAACATCAAAAGTATCTTTTTCGTATACAGCATCAACTAAATGAAAATCATATTCAGGATGTTGTTGAGCTACTTTTCTGTAACCATCACGACCAATAAAAATCTGAGCTGGAGCATTACCGTATTTCACCGCCCAAATTTCCTTTAGGAATGGATTCAAACCTGTTGCCATTCCAATTTGTAAAAACACTTGAAACTCACCAACTGATAGATCTTTTCCGTAAATGTTTTTGATCTCAGCTAGTTGTTTCTCATCTTTCCACAATGCTGGCTTTTTTGCTTTTTGCAATGCTTTTGTCATATTGTTTCGTTATTTATTTAGTTAATTAGTTATTATATTTATTATAACCCTTGCTCTCTAAAAAGTCGAGGACTGGCTGTGGATCATCGTCCTCAGCTTCATCTAGATCCTCGATGATTTTGAAGAGCTTCTTGATATCTTCACCTTTGATGTTTTCCTCAACCCAATTCATCAGGTTGTTGAAAGACATGTTCACAGTAATATCCCTGTGAGGCTCAAGTTGTTCGGGGAGAAGATCACGAGTATGCCTCACATCCAGCCTCCATGAAATATAATTCCTCTGCTTTTCGGTCATGTACCATGACATAGATTCAATTAGTTAATTATTTATTGCTTGTTTTATTCATCGAGCCCAAGATCGTCCGAGCTTGTGAATGAATCGATATCCTCACCATGCTGATCGAGAACGTATTCTGAAACAAGTTTGTGCATTAGCCTGATCATGGGAATCCCCTCCTCAAGAGCAAGCCTTTTGATTGCTTTTCTTGTTTGTTTGAACACGCTCACCATCGTATAGTTTTCTGGAACTGGCATTTGATTATCTGTTAATAATTTCGCAAAATCTGATCGAATGAATCTCAACTACTGAGATAATCGATGCGATTTCGGATTTGGCTCGCTTCCTATCTTGGAAGAATCGCCATCCGTATCGTTTTTTCATATTTGTTTTAGTTAATTATTTATTTATTTACTGATTCAATTGTATATTATAATTATAATAATAACAAGAGCAGTTATCCACAACAAAAAACCCCCATTGTGGGGGTTTTTGCGTTTAGGCGAGAATTTTCTCTTGTTTCAGTTCCATGTTTGCTTTTCGCTCACAGCTAGAGCTACAAACAGGCAAATGAGAGAAGCCGAAGATCGATTTGATTCGAACTTTTAGCTCAGTCATTTTCGAACAGATAATACATTCCTCCATAGAATTATTGTTAAAAATTAGTAACTTCTTCTGGTTTAGTGACCTGTAAACAAACATATTTCACTTGTGGAAGATGGTCGATTTGATTATCCATGTTGTAGATATCATTCATGGAATCAAATTTACCGTACTGATATTTTTTCAAAAGAGCGTCGATTGTTTCGTAACTTGCATGACCAATGTATTCAACATTCACAGCGTCACCCATCGAAAACGATTCAGATCGTACAGAGATTTTTGATTTTGGAAATTTTGCTTTCAATTCTTTCTTGATGGCTCTGGCTGTTAAAGCCTGAGAAGATGCTTGTTTCATAGATTATTTAGTTAATTATTTATTTGATCACTATTTGATCATGTCTATACTATATCATACTTTGTTTTATTTGTCAAGTGTTATACATAGATATACAAATTGCTATACACCTCTATTTTGACCTGAGAGCGTTGAATAGCTCTGAGACGAGTATTTGTACTCGTGGAGCTCTGAGACGATTCTCAGGTATGTTTATTTTACATTTACGGCATACTCAGAGACTTCTTGAACTCCTCTGGTGAGACGAATGGCATCAGTATCTTGTTTTTGATCTCGTACATATCAGTTTTGCAATGCCAAGTGTTCCCATTTGATTGAGGTCTAGCATCTCCTTTCTTGAAAAACTCTATCCCATCAATCTGTTCAATGACGTATTTTTTGTAGATCCAGCCAATGAATTCCACAGCCTGTTGATCTTTATTCACCAATGAAAACAAATAAATATCATTATGGTAATTCTCCGAATGAACCTGAGAAGCCATGAGGTTGTTTGTGTATTCAGGTCGACAAAACCAGTTTGTAGGCATTGTTTTCAGGTCGATCTTGTGCCGTCCAATCATGAAATCGATTCCGTTATCAAATCCAGTTGCTTCAGGTCTAGGCTCTCCAAGTAAATCAGCGAGAACTGTTTCGGCAAGAACTCCAGCATATTGCATTTCTTTATTTCCATCTGCTTCACCTCGTTGACCGATATTATTTTGCGTTACAAAATCCCATGCATATTTCCGTTGATCATCGTTGTACTGGATGATATACGATGGATATTTTTCGAGCTTCGGCTTTGGTTTCGCTGTGCATTTGATGAAATCAGGTGGAACTCTCACAAGCATCATGGCTTGCTGATCGTAACAATTTTCTGGATGCCCACTATTTCCGCAAGGTGGAAAAAATTTATAAATTTCTTCGATTGTTATTTCTTCACTCATAGATCCTTGCTACCCCCCTCCCCAAGTTGCTTTGTTTTTTGCTTTTCTTGCCACTCCCATTCAGTCATCACCTCATCTTTAGCAATTTCTGGATAATATGATGGATCGATAATTAGATTTGGATTACTTGGATCAACCCAGCTTCCAAACTTTTTCACGACCTTTGTTCCATCCCTCAGCCGAAACTCTTTTGCCGTCCTCCTTTGGTTTGCTTTGAATTTTTCTTCGTTTTCAATTACCTCAATCGAGCTGATGTTGATTGCACAATCAAGCTCAGTAATAAATTGCAAGCCCTTTTTACCGATCAAGCCCTGAGTTGTTTTTGGAGAAACCTCGTAGATCTTTCCACTCATCATGCTGATAAAATATTTTTTCATATCACGTTTATTTGATTACTTGTTAAATTGTTTAGATCTTCATCAATGAATTTGTGCACAGTCTCCAGCTTCCAATTGTAGTCCTTTGCGTTGAGATTCAACCATTCCATGACCTCACGAATTCTTTCTTTGCTATATCCCTGAATATTTTTTGCTGGTCGAAGCTCTCGTTTCAAAGCTGAGTTGTATTGTTGTTTGTTTTCAAAATTGAATCGTTTCATCACCCAGTAGAGGGCAATGATCCACATTCGAAAATCTTCAGCTGTTGCCATTGTTTGGAGCTTCTCTTTGAAATCAAAAATCTCAACCTTTTTTTCCTCTGGCAAGATATCTACGTTAGTAGATATCTTCTTCTTTACTTTCTTTACATTCTTCTTAGTGGCTTTCCGTTGGCTTTTTGTTGGCTTTCCGTTGGCTACTGTGTTGGCTACAGATTGATATTCATTCCAGTTTTGTATAGTGCCTATAGTACCTTTGTTCGTTTTTTTGATGGCTAACATACCGTCTACAACAAATTGATCAATCCAAAAACGTGTTGTACCCCTTGAGAGCTTGAAAGTTTTGCCTAATTCTTCAAATCCAAACAAAAACATTCCCTTGTCGAGAGTTACTCTTTCTCGCTTCCAGTAGAATGTTCGATCCTCATGACTAGCACGAAACATGCACTCTACCCAAATGGCAATTGCATTTGGATTACTGTAGAAAGGGTTCTCTCGAAATTTACGATGTAATTTGATCCATCCTTGCATACTTCTATAAATAAAAAACTTCGAATGCGGTAGCCAATCAAGCAGTTTCCATTCTGCTCTGGCGATAGCCTTGGAGCTACCACATTCGAAGTTCATTATCTATTTTAGTAATCTGGAGTTTGTTTTGATTGATTATTATGATTATAACATACGCTAGTAGAAAATCATGTTACAATTTATCCACATACTGTTGATAACTTTTGAGAGGTGATATAATACATGTGCCTTTTGCTCTCAACGGCAAAGGTATAGATATCCTCCACTTCTATTGCGTTTCTGCCCATCAAATCGCCCCTTGCTTGTGGCGATTTTTTGGTACAAAAATGATAGAATAACTATAGCTAGGAGAGAATATGATCGTTCTTTGTGCATGGCATCAACAATATTGGGGAAAAAACGATGTGTATTCGAACCACGTCGATCAGGAGTGGAGATCCATTACTCCTGTTGTATCTGAGATGATTGCCAAGCAAGCTGGTGAAATATCTCATGGTCTTTGCCCAGATTGCCACAAGCGACTGGACGAAGAAATCGAATTTGAAAACAAGCGAAAGGAGTTCCTCAATGGTGGGAACGGTAGGCGAGTATTACGACCAAAACGAGCCTGAAGATCACCACGAACCAGTAGAGGGGGTACGACCTCCAATTGTGATGCATTGTCTCCAAGAGGGATGCAACCTCACAAGCTGGTACGGTCTCGATCATTGGGAAATTTCCATTGATCGAAGCGAGGGGATCAAGTCAGGGAAGTACACGTCCATGATGGGTAAAGGCGGTGCTTGCGACGAGCATCGAGGAAAACTCATCTCCAGAAAGGTGGTGATCGAATCTCACGAAGCCTAATCCGCTTCACAGTCTCCGATGCTGGCTCATCGGTGGGTTGGTTGGTAAATCCTCGCAAGGGGTCAGGTCTGCTCTCTCCTGTACAATTGAGAGCTTTTTCTTTTATAATTCTAATAGCCACACCAACACTTTCGTGGTTAGTGAAGCGTCGTGAGTTCATCCATTTGTTGTTACTATCTAGCAAATGAAGTGCTGTGGGATGCATACCCAGCGATGAGCGATGATTTGAAAATCCTTGTATCCATTTGACTTCTATCAGCTGAGAGGAAAGAAATGCGAGGGGAGTGATTCGTCGAAAAAGAATCATCTCGATCTCTGAAAAAGATTCTTGCTTGCATTCACAAGGTTAGAGGCTGGCGATTGTTGATTAAACCCTCGTCGCTTCACGACTAGCAATTTACAAAACAATTATGACAATAGAAATTTTCTCAACACCAACATGCGGATCATGTAAAACAGCAAAACGATTCTTTGAAGAGCATGGATTTGATTTCGTTGAATACGATGTTTCAAAAGACAAAGAAAAAGCTCAAGAGATGGTGGATGAAACTGGTCAAATGGGAGTACCTGTGATCCGAATCATTCAAGATGATTATCACGACGTATTGATCGGCTTTAGTCCAAAAAGACTGAAAGAAGCACTCAATATCTAACACCACTCCCCTATTCAACAAGTACCAACAAAAAACAGGCATATCAGCCTGTTTTCTTGTTTAGTAGAATAGACAAGAGGGGTAGGGGGGAGGTTTTACCCTTTGTTTATAGGGAGTTAGTGATTACCCCTCTTTTAGCGTCGTTTTTTGTAATTCATTGGTGGGGGAGTGGTCTGTGATAATTTCTTTCACCTTTTTTGGTTTGATCGATCTAAAATTCCACGTTGCATATAGGTGGAAAAATAGTGAACAAAATACAAGGGATACAACAAATAGAGATTGTCTGAAATCTGTATTTGCTGGAATAGGAAGCATTTGGAAATAGTGAGATACAAACCAATGTGTTCTTTGTCCGTTCACCACCAGAACAGCAATGAAGAAAAATAGCAATGACAATGTATGCTGGCTTCGTAATTGTCTAAAAACAATATAATAAAAAAACGAAATCATTGATGCCATGATCGTATTTAGTGCCGAAAGTAAAATGATGAGTGAAAGTATATTCATATTAGGAAAAATCAAGTCCGAAAAGACTACCAATAACACGAGCGATAGAAATTCCTCCGACTACCAACAGCAATGCGAGCACAGAATAAAACAGATACTTCAATAATTTCTCCTGAATCGTCACAACCTTTGTGTTTGTATCAGTCGTGACCAATGCTGTTGTTTTAATTATACCATGATTGTCATCAATGGTTCTCACAATCCCAGCAAGCTCTTGCTGGTGAATGATCATGTTATCAGAAATTTTTTGTACATTCTTCAAAAGAGCTTTTGAAACATCTCTTTGCTCTTGTTGAAGCAAAAGCGATCTTTCTAAAAAGCTCTCGTATTTGTTTACCATTTGGGCATGTTCTTGTGACATAGGGTATTGTTTATCCCCAGCAATGTTTGCTCTCTAGCCAAGGTGATGTTCCGTATCGAGAATATAAATAAATTCCCATTTCAATGTTTACAAAAGGATCAAATTTTCTTTGACCTCGTTGGAATTGTGGGGTATCAGTTTCCGTTTTATCTAAAATTTGAAAATAGCCAAAGGCTGAAGATCCTGCTTCGTTCTGTACCATCCTCCATTGGCTTTCACATGTGATTATAGCATTTAGTAAATGATGTGAATATCCAAGCTCATTTGTACGATGTTTGAGGTATTGCCGAGGGGTCATACCCAGCAATAGAGGATCATCGCCATCTGTTGCCTGATCTTGTTCCTCCTCTGGCTCTACCTCCTCAAGAACCGCATCATCACTCGAATCGAGGGTTGAATCTGCAATGACTTGTTTTAGTGTTGGTTCTTGTTTAATAGCCGAAACTTCAACTACAGCTTGCATCTCTCCAACATGTTGTTGGTTTGCTTCTTTTACAGGAACAAACACAATGAGGATCAACACGACCACCACAGCGAGAATTCCAGCTAAATGTTTTATATTACTATCTTCAGACATACTATTTATACAAAAAGGGCTCGAAAAGAGCCCTTTTATGTTTTATTGATTTTTCACAGCTCGACGATACTTTTCAGCCGACATACCCATAGAGGCTAAACCAGACGTTCCAAGTATTTCCAGCCATGCAACTCCATCAAAAGAGTTGTTTACAACAAGAGAAATGAAGATCATAGAACAGAACGTGAATAAAAATGTTTTCATTCCACGAACTAGAGCTCGTCCTCCTCCTGTATGTTGTAAAAAGTTCCAGATATCTCTCATATAACAGAGATTAGTTTTTAGGCTTGAGAATCCTCATCTTCGCCTTTTTCTGCTTCTTTAGTATCTTCACCCTCTGATGCTTCTTCCGCTTCACCTTGACCGCTTTCTGATCCATCCTCAGCATCTTCAGATCCTACCTCTGGATCTGCTTCGCTTGCTGAATCATCTGGAACAGGTTGGTCTGTTCCCTCCTCACCTTGTAGGGAACTTTCTTCAGGCGAGGCTTCAGGTCTTTCTTCACCATCTTCACCAAGTGTTTCACGGTTGTAGTTCATCACTACAGATCCAAGAGCAACCTCAAGGGTAGCATCAGGATATTTTTCCATGTATTCCTTGACTTGTGGTGAATTAGCGTCGAACCGCTTTCCATCTTTCGCTTCAGCGAAAGGAATTGTTGCTTCTTTTGTTGCTTCGTCATTCATAGATTTGAATGTTAGTTGTTAATTGTATTGTCCTGCAATTGGGAAAGAAATCTTGTCTCGTGGAATAAACCCATCAGGTACTTCATTCCATTGTTGATTAAAGTTCTTGAACAAAAATTTGAACGTCGCTTCATCAGCAATATGGTGAAACATTCCATCTTCGCCCAAAGCATAGATCTCTTTACTATTATATTCTTTATATAATTCTAACACAACCGTCATCGTTTTGGGAGAGGTTGACCATGTAGAAGATCCAGAGTTGCTAGGTACTTTGATCATTCTTTCATAGGTTTTTTGTAGCCGATCTTTCGTCCACCATTTTCCACAACAAGCAGTCGCTTTAATGTCACGATGGAATAACCAATCAACTTTCGGATATTGATCTTCCAGCTCATGCATTAGTTTCGAAAGCTCATTCAGTTGAGCTTCAGTTGGTACTTCATGTTCAAAATTACCAGCAAGGCATACACCAATAGACTTTTGGTTCACACTCCACACTCCAGCGTGCCAACCAATCTCATCATGTTTTCGAAACTGAGTACGCTTTCCATCTTTATCGATGAAATAGTGATATTGAGCATACCAACCAAGTGATGATGGTCGAGCATATACAGGAGAGCGAGATGATCCCCAATTACGTCGTTTATGTGCTTGACTTGTTGATTCAGCTGTATCATTCAAAGATCCAGCTGTATGATGAAGAACGAATTTATTTATTGTTCTAGCCATAGATAGATTTTATTTTAGATTCAACTTCTTTGATCATTGCATTGATTTTTTCCGTTTCTCTTTGATCTTCAACCATTAGATCACGAGCTGTCACCAATGAACCAAGCTGGCTATATAGCTGTATTTTAGTATTTTCATGAAGAAATTCTTTTTGTTCTTTCATTGCATCTGGCTCGAATGTTTCCCATTCCAAATCTTCACTTGTGAATCGGAATCCATACCCTTTTTGCATCACAGCAATAGCATCTTCATCCTCTAATAGATATACAGCACAAAGAGAATAATCTGCTTTACCAACTTCAAAAGCCTTTGGAGCAAATCTCTCCATGATTTCTTTATCTTTCACGGCTTCCAATTCTTTTAGACTTTTAGCGAAAATCATTTTATAGATTTCGAGAGTGTCTGAACGATAGTAAATTTTTGCTTTCATAATTTTATAGATTACGACCAAGCCTCAATACTGTACACATTTGCGTACCAGTTTGTGTTGTTCGCAGTTTGAGGTTGATAATTTAATACAAATGATTCATCTAAAAACAGAACAGAGAAGTAGTTCGGCCAAACACCAGCAAGATCAGA